CCATTGGCGAAAGTCTGGCCGCCAGTTGCATAAACCTTAATTGCGTTAATTGCCGCGGTATTGCGCCATAAAGTAACCCAAGCCTGAACATTTGTGGAAGTATCGTTTGAGCGGCTTATCGCTGTTTTTCTAGTTGTAGCGTTCTTGTAATTTGGTATCTGAATTATGTTAGTGCTGATAGTTGTTCCAATATCACCGATATAGTTATCAGTTACATTTGCAGCGCGTGATGATGCTGCGCTTGAACCGTTGCCGTAAATACGAGTAAAAGAATAATTGCTGCCTGTGTCGCTATTAAATTGCATAGCAAGGTTAGATGAACCGCTTGCTGTTGCAACGTTTAGAACCATTACCAAATCGGTGTAAGTGCTAGGAATAGAAACAAAGGTGTATGAAGTGCCACCCGTAAGTGTCGTGGTTGCTATCGGTTCATAAGTTGCTGGCATTATTTAATCCCATACAGAGCGATCGAAGTGTCTGTTGTGTAATTTGATGCACTTAGAGAAACGGTTAGCGTTGAAACAGCAGCGGTATTACGCCAAGAACCTGAAGTAAAATCAACTCCACCGCTGCCATTACTATCCTGACCTGATAAAACTCTCAAAGTTTTGTAAATGTTAGTATTTGCGTATTCCAAAACATCTATAACAAAAACGCCATAAGTTGCGCCAGCGGTAGGAATACCCACTTGACCAAGAAAAGGTATGTTAGAAGTATTGGCTTGACCAAACGCGGCTGCTGAACTTCCATCTCCAGTAAGTCTATGCCGTGAATAATTTGCCGCTGTATCAGAATTAAAAGTAACTTGAACTTCAGTTCCCGTAGCACCTGTGTCTTTTACGAAGGCACGTACTTGTAGATGCTTATATGTACTAGGAATAGAACTGAAAGTAATAACACCACTAGAACCTGTACCATTAAAGGTTGCTATGGAGTCATAAGCCGTCAGCGAGACAGGTACTCCAACCCCCATAAGTCCAGCAATTTGATTAGCGATCATTAGGCGATAGCGCCAACCACATACCAGTTATTAGCAGAGGTCTGCATAATCGCGCAGGACTTATATTGGCTTAGGGTAGGGATCGCTGCTACTGCACCTGCTGAAAGGATAGTTACTCCGACAGCGCCAGAGATCGAGACTAAGCCCACGCCCTTATTTAGGACTGTAATTACTGTGCCGACTGGGAAGGCTGTAGTGGCGTTAGTAGGGATCGTCATGGTTGAGGCAGCCGCGTTAGAGCGGGTTACTAGCACCTGATACTGGTCGTCTAGTACAGGCGTGTAAGTCGTGCCTGTCTGATCGTTAAGGGTGAAGTTCACCAAGCCGTTGTACATAGCTGCGCTAAGGACATCGCCTGTCGATGATGGAAAGCCTGTTGCCATTTATATCTCCTAATACGCCATTATGTTAGTGCCGATTATACCTGATACAGCCGATCCGATGATGAACCCTTCAACGATAGGTTCTAGAGTCGTAACAGTTACGCTCATGGCATTTGGCGTTATGTTCCATGAGAGTCCTTGCGCCTGTAAAGTCTTTTCGATGGTTGAGCCATCTGGTTGAACATTAGTTACCTTGCAGACTGTGAAGTAATCCATGTCAAGCATGGTCGCAGTAGGCACATCTGGATCGAGTAGATCGACCGTCATGGCATCTATGCGGATCGTGGTCTCCTTGCGAGTTGCCACATATATCTTTGCCACATTGAGAGCATCTGCATCAGTCTGGAGAACTAGGTTGTTCTCGTTGATCTGGTGAGGGAAGTACTTGGCGATCGAAGCTGTGTCCTCTGCTACCTGTTGAGTGCCGCCATAGCGAGTCATGCCAGCGCTGTTGATAATTAACTTATCATCGAAGGCAAAGGTAAGGTTCGTGTAAGGGATACCGCTAGTCTGATTAAACTCAAGTGGAGTCTCGCCATACTTGGCAATTACATTGTTACGGTTTAGAAATATCGCTGTGCCTTCTGTGTCGATATAGAACGCGCCCTGCTCTGAGAACTCTGCGTTCTTTAGCGCATCGAGCGAGGTTCGAGAAGTGCCAGGATCGGCTATGCAGGTTGTGTTGCCCGTGTCGATAGTGCGCATAGATGTCGGCCATGAGACTTGATCTAGGATTTTGCCAATTCTAGTGCCAGTATCTTGCCCAGCCGTAGCATCTGCCACAGTTGTAATGCCAGCCTGTTGCATTAGCCTAAAGGCATCTGAACAGATTATGTCAACATAGCCTGTCTCCTGCCCTTGGGGATAGGTGTATTTGTAATCTGTCGTATAGCCAGAGAACAGGAAGTAGCCAACGCCGCCTACTGTTGCTGAGACACGCAACTTGCGAAGCGGAGTCAAGAAGCCAAAGTAAGGTGAGTTTACATTCTGCGGGTTAAAGTCAGAGTTAGGGTCTAGGACTCTGATAGTTGCAGACCCAGACTCGTAAGTGTCGCGCATGATATTACGACCGCGCTTGATACTGATTTGTCTCACATTAGGAGTCAGATCGACCGTAGGCTCTGGAGTAGTAGTTGAAGCAAGTGTTCCTACGCCTAACTTGCCATATTCAGGATCGCCAATAGTAAAGGGATACCCGAAGGTAGCTCCTGAAGTAAAGTCGAAAGAGACAGCGATCTGAGCAGGTAGCGTCATGGGCCGAATGAACCGCCCTGACGGAATATCGCAGCAAACTTGGCAGATATTGAAGCATCGAGCAAAGTATCGCGTAGAACATCTTGCAACTGTTCTTGGGCAATAATTGAACCAGCGTTCACATTAACCGTAAAGTCAACTCCTGCGGCGCTTGTCTGTTGTGATCCGTTAGGCAAAGAGTATTGAGTGCCTGTAACGCCATAGCCTGTAGCCATCGAAGTAACTGGAGCGCTTAAGTTTGCTGTTGATATGCGGCGAACCTGTGCCTCGATCATGTCGAGATAAGACTTCCATGCTGTAAATGGGTTCTTAGCATCTGGAAGGCTTGCAAGATAAGCAGCTAGTTGCTGTGATAGTCCTTGAGACTTGGCAAGTTCCCCAGCAAGTTTAGATGCCTCGGAAGTATTGCCAGTCAAGATTGCCAGTTGCAGTTCTAGGCGCTTGCGCTCTTCGTTAGTTATTTCACCCTTTAAGGCAGCAATAATCCCAGCCTGTTCAATGTCGAATATAGTGTTAGCCTTTTGAAGTGCTGTCTGCTCTTTAGCAATCTTTAGCCTGTCTTTATCTATCTTTGCCAAAGCCAAAGCGCGCTTTCTTTCATCTGCTGCAATTTTCTTTTGTCTTGCTGCTTCAGATGCCCGATCTGGGCTAAAAGTACCTGCGCCACCGCCAGAGGCAAAGTTGAAACTTTCTTGTGCTGATCGAGCAGAGCGACCTGCATCTGCTAACAAGTTAATATAAGCGCCAACTAAAGGAATAGCGCCGACCATTTCCCTAAATCCTAAGCCGCCTATAACTGGAATGTTCTGCAGTTTTCCAGTTAGTGTGCCAATTCCTCTGATCGCATCAGCTGTGTATAGTGCAAAGTCCTGCATCTGTTCAGCAAGGTTATCAACAGAGTCAACATCTGCGAGATTTTTTACAGCATCTATTAACCCTGTGCCGATGATAGTAGTGGCTTCTTGCGCTGCGTTGGCAAGAACCTGCATCTGACCTGCATCTGTGTCTCTTAGGTTCTTATTGAAGTCTTTGTAAGTAGAGTTAAGAACTTTTACCAGAGCATTGGCTCGTTCTGTCTCTGTGCCACTCTTGATCTGCTTCTTAGTGTTTTCATCTAAAACAAAACCCACGCGAGTTAGAGAAGCAAAGTTACCGTTTAAGGCTTGGGCTAGGCCGTTAGTCATAGACTTAAAGTCTGCTGTGCTGGCGGTAGCGCCCTTTTCTGCTGTTACATAATCAAGGATCGCAGGTGTTAAAGTTTTGATGGTGCTGACTTGCAGGTTAAAGGTTGCGAGCTGTGATTGCGTCTGGGTTATGTTGCCGCCAGTAACCACGCCGATCTTTTCAAGCGCTTTAGTCTGCTCGTTAAGAAGGGCGATCTCCTGTGTGGTTGCGCCTACTCCTACCTTTAGAAGTTGGTTTAATCGGTTCTGCTCTGCCTGTTGATCCATTGAGGCTTTGACTGCTAAACGACCAAAATTGACGATAGCCTGTGTACCAAAAGCAAGACCTAAAGCGCCTGCAAGTCTTTTGGTGGTTTTAATTAACTTGTCTGTGGCTGTTTCAGCCTGACGAAAAGCCTTCTTACCTGTGAACTCGGTTAAAATATCTATCTTTAGATCAGCCATTATTTAACCTTTGTCTTTGCTTCGAACTCAATAGCAGAATTAGAAATCGCTTTTCCTACTGCCGCTGTTACTTTGCCTTGATCCTCAGCAAAGGCTCTAAAGATTACGCGACCAGTCATCTTGCGAGTTGAGCGACCGACTTGACCTTGCTGGCGTGGACGAGCATTAACTAACTGCCCTAAAGAATTAGCGCGGTCGATAAATTGCTTGCCTGCATTAGGGTTAAGCGATTTGTTAAAACCTCGACCATCTTCACGATACGATGCAGGGGTGAACTTAGTGCGCTGAAAGGTTGGTTGCCCACTAGGGTTTTTACGCCCAGCAGTTTCGTAGATTGCTCCACCTGCTGAAGTATTAACTATTCGAGCCAAGGACACGAAACCACTTCTGTTAGGTCTAGAGGGGGTGGTTGAGTATTTAACGCCGCGCTTGGCTTCAGTCTGATCATACTTAGGGAATACACGATACTTGACGGTATCTGCTGAAGATGTAGCTGAAGTCCAACCAGATAACATATCGCTATTTGAAGGCATGAAACCGCGCGCTTTATTAGTAAGCGGTTTAAGCGATGCTGCGATCTGTTTTGTAGTTTGCTTTGCTAGATCAGGCTCAAACTTTCTCATGGCTTTGCGAAGGTTCTTAGCGCCTTTTAGTTCTGTTGGCATCGCTTTGCTCCTTCGCTCTGTCTTTCAGGGCTTGAAGTAAAGTCCTGAACATTGTGTGATCTAGTTCAATTAAAGTCTGGGGCGAGAGTCCTGTCTCTAGCGATAGTCTCGCCACGAGATAGGTGAAGGACTCCCGCGTTACTCCAAAGGGTCGTCATCGAGAACTTCAACCTTAGTCAAAGTTTCCAAGAACGCTTCTCCGAAGGGTTTAACGGTTTCACCCGACCGACGAATAGACTCCCAGCAAAGCCAATAAACATCGCTCTGCTTTTCATCATCTCTAAAGGCTTTGTGAAAGCCCTTCTTTGCATACTGCTCGAAGGCGTACTCGATCGCTGGTGTGATCTGGTACTCGTTAACGCTTCCGTCTGCCCTTGTTACCTTTAGTTTTGCCATGCTTTGCCCCTTAGTTAGTTATTACGCTGTGGTTACTGCGACAGTGCCGTTGACTGTCCATGTTACTGACTGAGTGCCAAGATCGCCAACTGCACCGTTAATGTCGGTTAGGTTATTGACTAGGCAGGTCATTGTGTAAAGTGGGTTAGTCGCTGATACTGCGGCTGAAGTCTGCTTTGCTGTAACTGTTACAGAAGTGCCGTAGGCTGTTTGAAGTGTCTGTAAGACTTCGCCTGTAGCTGTGTCGTTTAGGAAATCAATCGTTACTGATGCAGCTTCCAAGCCTTTAACGAACTTATGTCCGTTATCGCCCATCGCTGTAACTTCGAGTTCATCGAATGTACGATTAATTGTGATCGCTGTAACGTGATCTGAGAGGTCAACCGCGTTAACAGTAAGAACCACTCCATTGTTTAGAAATACTGCCATTTGGTTTATTCCTCTTCTTTCTTGGGTGCTGGTTTAGGTGCTGGTGCTGCTGGTGCTACCTGCCCGATTTTCTTCAGGAAGGCTGCTTGTTCTTTTTCCCACTCGGACATAATTAACTCCAACTCGTTAGGACTGATACCTGTAGTGAACAGGTTAGTAAATCGCCTGATGCAGCATTGAGAACGCTAGGTGCGCTCACATCTCCCACATTATAGACGATAGAGGAAGCTGCTAGTTTGTTAAACACTGCAACAAGCATTTCCTCAATTCCATTTAGATTGCCTTCGTTGTCCAGGAGTGGCACGAAGATATTGATATTAAAATTAGCAAGGGGCGCGATAGTGTTGTATTTATTATTGTTTGGTGTTACGTAAGGATCAGATGGACTAATCACTACGCTGTTAGCAATAGGCGTAGCAGGTGGAAATGAGAATACTGACCAAAGTGAGTTATCTACTAGCGCTGCTGCGATAGTTGCACGAAGGGTTGAGATCGCTGCGGTCATGGTTAGCCAACCATGCTGCGCGGATCGAGATATGGAGCGAGCAAGCCACGAACGCGAGCAAGCAAAGTGTTACCCATGCGATAAGGACTTGGAGCATAGCCATCGACTGTAACGCCACCGCTGGAAGGTGCTTGGCGGCTCTGCCAGATATCAATAGCCACCATAAGGCTTGCTTCCTGGATAGCAGGAATTAGTGAGTAGTCAACATAAGTATCTGCCGCAGCTGAGCCATAAGGGTTAATTGGGTGGAATGGAGTTACCGCATTATTGTTGCCTGTGATCGCATAAGTAACTTCGCGACCGCTGACGGAAGTCAAAGTTTTGTTACCGTTGTGCTTTGCTCCACAGCCTGTGATATTTAAAACCTGTCCGACATAAAAGACATCATCTACAGGCATTTCAAAGTAAGAAGTTCCTGTAGTTGCAGTATTGCTATGCCCGATAACTGGAGTCGTGTTAGCCCATAGAAAAGGAATCAATACATTGTCGGCAGCATCGCAGACCTCTTGCAAGGTTGCGTCAGCGTAGAGAGTGCCAACGCCAAGGGCGGTGCGTAACTCTGCAACTGTTGTGTACGACATTTGATCCTCTTTCTAAAGACTGGTGGGGCAGAAGGGCACTACCCCACCAGCGACTTAGTTTGTTACGTTATTAGGCTGCGTTATTGAACTTGAATGCGCCTGCTGCTGCCTTAGTAGCAATAGCACCGTATCCGTAGTATCCAACTTCAACCTGACCTGTACCGACCTTATCAGCGCGAAGCTGTAGGCGTGGAGACTCGTACCATGTGTATGAGTCGCGGTTAACTACGATGATTGAACCATCTGCAACGCCAGTTAGTGAGTAGTCAACATACAATTCAAGTCCTAGGAGTGATCCGCGGAGTGATTGTGATACTGAACCTGCTGCGTTTTGTGGCTGTGATGCGATGAATAGTGGGCGGTTTTGTCCGTCAACCATTCCCATGATGTTTGACCATTGTGTAGGTGAAACGATAACGCTTTGTGCAAAGCGAAGTGTATTTGTGTAGATAGAGTCTGAAGCGCGAGCAATGAAGCCAGCCATTTCAGCGCCATCCCAAGGAAGTGTGATTGCTGTTCCGTCTGCTGATGCGCCAGTCTGGATCGCTGTACGAACTGCAACATTTGTTGCCTTTGCGTAAGCATCTGCCATAAGTGATTGCAATTCAGCAAAGAACGCTGGTGAAGTTCTGTCGAGAACCTCAACGTCGAATAGCTGCATTCCAGCGTACTTTTTGACGTCCACATCTAGGTACTCAATTTCAACCTGAGTATCTGAGAATGCTGCCTTTTCTGCTGTTTCTGCAACTGTTGGTACTGCCTTAACGCGTGGAATCTGGAATTTAAATCCTGCATCTGGAAGTGTGCCTGCTGAGATCGCATCAATAGATGGGCGACCTGAAGTTGACTTGTTGTTGATGATCTCTGTGAGTTGACGTGTTGGTACAAGACCTGCGACATCTGTTGTATCTGTATCTGATGCTGCTGCTAG